AAATATTAAAGATTCTCAAGTTAGGAAATGGAAGTCCCAGGATAAATGGGATGATGAATTAAAAGGAGCGTTACCAAAGAAAAGGAGCGTTAGCATTAATCAAAATAGCTCTGAAAATAAGTGCTTGAGTGGTGGAGAAGATAAATTCGAAGGAGAAGGCAAAACCAACTCAAGAAAGATAGGAGCTCCTAAAGGGAATAAGAACGCTTTAGGGAATAAAGGCGGACCTGGAGGTCCATATCGTAATAAAAAAGCTGAGAAACATGGTTTTTTTTCTAAATATCTTCCGGAAGATACTTTAGATATTCTTACAGAAATAGAAGAGAAAAGTCCAATAGATATGCTTTGGGACAATATAACTATTCAGTATGCAGCAATAATAAGAGCTCAAAGAATAATGTATGTTGAATCTAAAGAAGAAATGATAAAGGAACTAAAAAAGAAAAAAGAAGTTGAAAGTACTACAAGTGATACCTTTGAAGAGGAATATGAGTTCCAATTTGCATGGGATAGACAAGCAACATTTCTAAATGCTCAAAGTAGAGCTATAAGCGAATTGAGAAGTTCTATAAAACAGTATGAAGAAATGTTAAAGAGTGACTTAGCAACAGAGGAACAAAGGTTGAGAATAGCAAAACTTAAAGGTGAAGTTAATAAGCTTGATGGCACTAACGAAAATACAGGACCTATTGAAATAGTAATCAAAAGAAAGGGTGAGGATTAATGCCTGTAGTAAAAGAAATTAATCCGCATTTTGAAGATTATATTTTTTCATGGGAAACTAAGTCTTTTTTCTTAGTTGGAGGTTATGGATCCAGTAAATCTTATAATACAGCTTTAAAAATAATATTAAAGTTGCTTGAAGAGAAGAGGACTGCACTAGTAGTAAGAGAAGTTTATGATACTATAAGAGATTCATGTTTTTCATTGTTCAATGAAATTATAGTTGAAATGGATTTGGGGAGTGTGATAAAGCCTCAATCTTCACCTATGCAGATCAAGTTTTCTAATGGGAGCAAGATTATTTTTAAAGGGATGGATTCTCCGGAAAAATTGAAGTCTATAAATAATGTGTCTTTAATTTGGATAGAGGAATGTTCAGAAGTTAAGTATGCAGGCTATAAAGAATTACTAGGTAGACTTAGGCATCCATTTTTAAAACTCCACATGATATTAACAACTAATCCAGTATCAAAGAACAACTGGTGTTATAAACACTTTTTTATTGATAGTAAGAATAAGGTGTTCAAGCTTGATGATAGGGAATTATATAGAGAAAGAACAATAATAAAGAACAATATTTTTTACCATCATTCAGTAGCAGATGATAATTTGTTCTTGCCTTCAAGTTATATTGATGAGCTTGAAGAGATGAAAACCTATGATATTGACTTGTACAGAGTTGCTAGGAAAGGTAGATTCGGTACTAATGGTAGAAAGGTATTGCCACAATTTGAAAAAAGACCGCATTTTGAAGTTTTAGAGAGTATAAAGAAGATTAAAAATCCTATTACAAGAGTGGGAATGGACTTCGGTTTTGAAAAGTCTTATAACGCTATAGTAAGAATGGTTATTGATGATGATGAAAAGATTCTATATATTTACTGGCAATATTATAAGAATCAAATGACAGATGATAAAACTGCTATAGAAATAGAAGAATTTAAACACTCCCAAGAACTTATAAGAGCTGATAGTGCTGAACCAAAGACTATTAAATACTATAGACAAGAGGGATTTAACATTGTTGGAGCTAAGAAGTTCCCTGGTTCAAGACTTCAAAATACTAAGAAAATAAAAAGATTTAAAAAGATAATTTGCTCTACTGATTGCATTGATGTTATTGATGAATTAGAAGATTTAACTTATGCAGTAGACAAGCAAGGTGAAATTATTGAAGATGAATTTAATATAGATCCTCACACGTTTAATAAAAACTGGGCGTGTTAAAACTGCGGAAAAAACGGGGACTTCTGAGATGAAAACCCGAACGGAAGTATTAGTTTTAAAAGACTTTTACACGTGCAACGACTAGGAGATGAAACTTAAAAAAAGAATATAATTCTCCCACGAGTCCGCAGAATGTTTGGTTGAAGTTTTAAATTATCAAACATTAATAGATAGTCTGAACTTGCAGGAATAACAACTGTAAGAAGTAGAGGATAAAGAGCCTTTACGATAACAAAATGTAGTGCCATGTGGTATGGACTTGATGGATATGAGGTATCTGACCTTAAGAAGCAACAATACAGTAAGGAAGTTATTTCTAAAGGTAAAGGGGTTATTAAACCTAATAGAAACAATAGGAAAGGAGGTACTGTATTCTAGTGGAACTTAATGAAATAAAAGAAAAACTTCTAAAGCTTTCTGATATTGAAAAGAAGGAAAGAAAAGAAGTTAAAAGGGATTATTTATTTTATCAAGGGAAGTCATTTGATTTAGAAGCAGCTAAAAGCAATGATGACCTATTAGGACAGAACTGGAAGAGTGGTGATAATGTTGATTATATTCCTACCCAGGATATAAGAAATAAGGTTAAACCACTTCTTAAAAAGCAGTCTAGGTTTATGTTTGGTAAAGAACCTACTTTAACATTTAAGCCTGATAATTTAGATGATAAAGAGATTTGTGATGAACTAAGGTTATTCATAGATGATATTCTAAGCTTTAATAAGTTCTGGAAGAAAACTAGAAAGGCCTTTTTAATGTCTACTATAGAGAAAAGAGTTTTATTAAGAGCAGAGGTAAATCCAGATAGTAACATAAGGCTAAAGTATGAAAGAATAGATAACTTCTCTTATGAAGAATATGAGGATGAGCTTTTAAAGGTTACTTTCTTTGAAGAGGATTCTAATAATGTTTTCGCTGAGAAAGACGATGATAAAAGATATATCCTGCATACTTATTATTATGGGGATAAAGACACTGTAAGGTATAAAAAGGATGTATTTAATGGTACAGAACTAGATAAGCCTATAGAGTCTACAGATGAAGATACAGGCCTTGATTCTATACCATGCTGGTTAATTAAGAATGGCGGAGAGTTAGATGAGGACTTTGGAGAAAGTGATATAAGAGATTTAGTAGATCCGCAAAATCAATATAATAGAAAAATTTCTGATGCAGCTGATGCTCTTAAATTTCAGATGTTTGGCTCTACTTCTGTTATAGATGGTAAAAAAGAGGATGTAGATAACATGCTTGTTGTTCCTGGTGCATTACATGCTGTTAGAACTGATGATGAAGCAGCGGCGAATGGCAAGCAAGCATCTTATAGTATAAATGAGTACTCTATGCAATCTCTTAATGCTCTTAATGAATATCTAAACAGAGCAGAGGATGATATGAGGTTTGCACTTGATATGCCTTCCATAAAAGATTTAAATAACATTCCTTCCGCTAAGGCTATGAGATACTTAAACAACGATTTAATAGCTAGATGCGAAGAAAAGTGGAGTGATTGGGGACCAATTCTTGAATCTTTAATAGAATTTTTAGTAGATAAGAGTGATATTGCTTATAAAAAATTATTTAATAAGCAATGGAAATCTCTTAACTACACTATAGATCTTAAACATAACTATCCGTTGCCTTCTGATGAAGAAGAAAGTAAAAAGCTTGCTATGGATGAAGTTAAAAATAGAGTAAGATCTGTTAAGAGTTATATAGAGGATTTTGCTAAGGATGAGGATAGTAAGAAATCATTTAGTGAAATAATAGAAGAGGTAAAGGCATTAACCGAGGCTGAGACATCAGATTCTTTTCAAATGGGGCTAGATGGTGAATTGAATAATGATGGTGGTTTAAATGAATAATTATCAAAAGCGCGTTCTTGAAACTAGAAAGTTATTTCTTAATTTAGTTAAAGGTACTGAAAAGAATATTATTAAAGTCTATTCTAAAGCAGCTAAGGAGCTTGAAGAAAAGCTTAGGACTGCTAAGGTTGGAAGTAAAGAAGAGAAATATCTATCCTCAATGAAGAGGGAGCTTGATAACTATGTTAAAGTTCTTAGAAAAGATTTAAAAAAAGAATTAGATAATGGGATTAAAGAGGCTTCTAATTTAGCAGCAGGTATTCAAACTAGTTTTTTTGATAATATCTTAGAACAAAGTGTAGAGGCTACTTTCAAGCGGATGTTTTCAACTATTGCAGATGAGGCAGTAAAGCAAATGGTTGCAGCAGGATATTACAAAGATGGTAAGACTTTAGATACAAGACTTTGGAATTTAACTAAAAAGAATGCTGAGGATATTGAGAGTTTGATAACTACTAATATTGCTAAAGGTTCTAATTCAAGGGAACTTGCTAAGTTGGTTGATAAGTATATTAATCCTAAGAAGATTTTAAAACAGAATTATGTTGTTAAAGGAATGGATAGAAATATATCTTATCAAGCAACTAGATTAGCTAGAACTAGTTTAAAGCACGCTTTTGATGAAAGCTATAGAAGAACAGCTGGAGCTAATCCTTTCACCAAAGGTATAAAGTGGAATTTGAGTCCTTCACATTATGATAGGCAGGTTGAAAAATGGGGCAAGGATATATGTGATGTTTATGCAACTCAAAATGACTATAACTTAGGTGTGGGAGTTTTCCCAGCTGATAAACTACCTATAAGTCATCCTAACTGTCTTTGTAATTTAACTACAGAGACTACTGACTTAAAAGATGCTAGAAAAGAGTTAGCTGATTGGGTTAAAGGTGGAAAGAATGAAAAGCTTGATGCCTGGATGGAGACTTACGGTAAAGAATATGGAATAGAATTATAGGAGGAAATATATATGAAAGTAATATGTGAAGAGTGTAAGAAAGATTTTCAAGCTACAAATGACATGATAAAAGTTAATTATTTAGGATCTATGAAAACTGAGGTGACTTATAACTGTCCTAATTGTGGTAAAAAGTTCATAATAGGAGTAATGAGTACTAAGGCTAGAAAACTTAAGAGAGAGATGGAAAAGCTTAGATGTGTAATAGTTGAAAAATTCAAAATAGGCTACAAAGAATGTAATGAGCAAAAAGTTATTAAAAATTTAGGAAATCAATTACTTGCTGAAATGAATAAATATAGCAGAGGGGATAAATAAGTTATGAATATACCTGAAAAAATTAGAATAGGTTCAGTTGATTATGAGGTAGTTCTTACTGATGAGAATTTAGTTTTGAATGGTAGAGAAGTTTATGCCTGGATAGATTACAATTATCATTTAATTAAAATAAATAGAAATTTACAGGATAAGCAAGGTCAAGAACAAACGTTCCTACATGAGCTTATGCATGGAATAGTTAAAGAAAGAAGTTTAGAAATAGGGAACTGTGATGAAGAAACTTTAGTTGAAGAGTTAGCTATAGGATTGCATCAAGTTATTAGAGATAATCCTGATATATTTCTAAAGAATGAGGGATAAATATGAATTTTAGTGTAGCTCTTAGAGTAGCTAAAGATGGCTATGGAATACAGAGAAGAGGCTGGGGAGATAAGCATATAAAACTAAATAAAGCTACTAAGGAATTAGAAATGAGTGAGGGAATATTAAGCTTGGGTTCTGATGACTTAATGGCTGATGATTGGATAGAGTATAGAAAGGATTAATATATGAAAAAGTTATTTATCTCTCAACCAATGAGAGGTTTTACAGATGAAGAAATTTTAAAAGCAAGGGAAGAAATTCGTGTTAAAGCAGAAAAGGTAATCGGTGAACCTGTTGAATTAATAGATTCGTTTATTAGTGAATATCCAGGAGAAATTAATAAGTCTGTACCAGTGTGGTATTTAGGTAAATCAGTACAGTTTCTTTCACAAGCTGATGTAGCTTATTTTGGTGGAGATTGGAGAAATGCTAGAGGATGTAAAATTGAACATGAAATAGCAGTTCAATACGATATTGATAGGATAGAAGAGTAAAATTAAATAACCTTAGTAATACAAAGCCTAAAACATAGGCTTTTTTATTTTGCCTTTTTATACTTAGCAGGCGTAAAAGAACAAAGTAAAACTACATTGCAAGAGCAACACTTGTAAAAAGCGTAAATGGAGGGAATAGAAGTGAAATTTGAAGAACTTTTAAAGAAACAAGGCTTAACTGATGAACAAGTTAATGCAATTCTTTCTGGAATGAAGGAAAACAAAATCTATACTACATCTTTAGAAAATGCTGAGGTTAGATATAACAAGCTTAAAGATGATAAGAAAGATTTAGAAACTCAACTTGGGAAGGCCAACAACACTATCAATGATCTTAACAAATTAAAAATAGATAATGAGGAATTAAAGTCTAAGATAGGAAACTATGAGACAGAAAAAGCTAACTATGAAAAAGCTTTGGCAGATAAAGACTTTAATTATGCTTTAGATAAAGCTCTTATAGACTATAAATGTAAAGATACTGAGCTTATTAAATCTCTTATTAAGAGAGATAGCATTAAGTTTGAAGGTGACAATGTAATAGGACTTAAAGAGCAAATGGAGACTATCCAAAAAGAAAGAGATTATCTATTTGAAAAAGAGATTAAGGGAACTGGTAGCTTTAACACTGGTGGCAACCCTGGTGGGACTGGAACAGTAACAAATTTTGCTACTGAATTAGGAAAAGCAAAAGCTCAGCAATCAAAAGATGCTGGTTTAGCAAATTTTATTAAATAGGAGGATTAAATAATATGAGACAAAGTTCTTATAAAATTGGAGCAGCTCAAAAGAATATCTTAGCTATAGCTGGAGATCATTTTATAACTATACCAATGAAAGTTACAAAAACAAATGTTACAGATAAATTAGTAAATGGTGTCTTAGAAGCTGGAACATTACTAAACAATAAAGGTTCTAAGGTTACAACAAATGTAGGAAGTAGCGATGCTTGGGGTATAGTATTTACTGACGTGGATTTCACTGATTCAAAAGGAACAGAGGTTGTTCCAGTGTTAATCCATGGAGTTGTTGATACTAAGAAAATTAAACTTGATGACACTAATCACGCTAAAGAAATAGAAGTTTTAAAAAATATAATATTTCTTGGAGAGAAAGGAGAGCAATAGAATATGAAATTACAAGACTTTATTAACTCAAAAAATATCACTTTATACATGAAAGAGTTACCAACTGAGCAATCTGTTGATAAAGCTTTATTCCCATCTGTTAAACAGTTAGGAACAACTTTAGAGTTTGCTAAAGGGGCTAAAAAGAAAGCTGTTGCTTTAAGAATGAGCACATTTGATGTTGCTGCTAAGTCTAGAGCTTTAAGTGCTTCTTTAGATGTAGAGAAAAAGGAAATTCCTTTCTTCAAAGAATCTTTACCTTTAAAAGAATCTGATAGAAGAAATCTTATCAACGCTGCTAACTCTAACAATGAGAATTTAGTTAAAGCTTTAGCAGGACAAGTGTTTGAAAACTATGCTAACTTAATTGAAGGTGCTAATATAGTTGCTAAGAGAATGAGATGTGAGTTAATCCAAAAAGGCCAATTAAATATAACAACTGATGATGGTGATATTGTAGTTGATTATGGTGTTCCAGCTGAACATAGAAATGATGATGTTGATCCTAAGTGGAATGTAGCTAGCACTGATATAGTAGCTGATATAAAGAAATTCCAAAAAGCTATAACTGATGATGGTTATACTAAACCAGATACTTTACTTATGACGGAGAAAACATTCGCTGATACTATAATGGCTAATACAGCTATAACAGCTCATTTAAAGAGTGGTGCTAATGTTAAGAATTTAATCTTAAATGAACAGGATTATATAAACTTCTTAAAAGATAGAATGGGATTAAGTGTAATATTCTTAGAAAACTCTACATTTATACCAGCAGAAGGTAAATCAGCACAAAGATATTACTTAGATGGATATGTAACTCTTATGAGTGGTACTACTTTAGGAAAAACTGTTTATGGAACTACTCCAGAGGAATGGGATAAACTATATGGTTCAAGTAAATTAGATACTGAAATACATGATTTAGCTATAGCTATAACAACTATGGTTAAAGAAGATCCGGTGAGTGTTGATACTAAAGTATCTCAATTAGTTATCCCTTCTTTTGAAAGAGCAGATGAAGTTTATTTTGCTAAAGTATATTAAGAAATATAGGGTAGAGGATTAATTCTTCTATCCTTTTTATTTAGGATTGGAGGAATTAGTTTGCAAGCTATAGAAAAGTTAGGAAAACTCTTACTTGAAGAAAAATATCCTTTCTTTGACTTAATAGACTTAGAGTTTTTACTACAAGAAAATAACAATGATGTTTATTTAGCTGCATATTTTGGATGTATACAGAAGTCTAAATCTAATAAGAATATTAAAGTTGGACCTATTGAAATAGAGAAAACTGATGAAACATTTTGGCTTAGATTAGCTGAAACCTACAAAATTAAATCTGACACTTTAAATACTACTGAAGAAAAACCAACTAGAGGCTATAAAACAAGAATGAAAAGAGCTGATGATTTATGATTGATGCAAATGAGATTAAAGAAGCAGCACTTGAAGGTATAGCCTTAAAACCAACTCATATCGCCCTAGAACGCTACGAAAAAGTTAGTAATGGTATGAATGGTTTTAGAAAAGAAAAGGTTACTGTAGGCGAATATGATGTGTTTATAGATGATTCTAATAGAAGCTCTGGCAAAAGTGATAGTTTATCTACTGTAGAAAGTGGTGGCCTTTTTTTAGTTAGAAGTCTCACTTTACTTATAGTAATAGATTCTCTTTTAGTTGGTGACTTTTTTATCCTTAATAGGAACAAATATGAGGTTGTTTATCCAGGAGAATTAGTCCAGGGAGTTTATAATGCAGATATTAAAATAGTAGGTGATACAGATGGATAGTTTTAAAATAAATCTAAGTGGATTTGATGAGGTTATAAATAATCTATCTAACATCCCTAAAAAGTTAAAAGTAGCTTTATTGTTAGATTCTAAAAATGTTGCAAGCCAAATGGAAGCGTGGGCTAAAACTAATGCTCCTTGGGAAGATCAAACTGGTGATGCAAGAAAACGCATGAAAGCACATGTTAAATGGGAAGGTCCAAATTTACTTTCTATAAAGATGAGCCATCATGTTGATTATGGTGTCTACTTAGAACTTTGCAACGAAGGTAAATATGCGGTGCTAGATAAAGCTATACATGAATTTGTCCCAGAGTTCCAAGAAGGCTGGAAAGATATCCTATCAAGGATAGGTGAATAACTATGAGAAAAAGAATATTCGATTTAATAAATCCTGTGTTTCCTTGCTATGCAATAGGAGAACACAAAGGGGAATGTTTATCCCCATATGTAGTTTTAAAATTTGATAATCAGATGCCTAGTGTAGGTAATAGTCAATTTGGTTGGCAATTTCTTACGCTTTTTTTATATGCTCCTTTAGGAGATATAACTGTACTAGATTCAATGATTAGACCTATTAAAACTGCAATGAAAGATTTTGAGTTTACAGGAGATATTGCTCCTGAACAAATAGAAGAAAGTAAGAAAGCTTATTTTAGAGTTTTAAAATATAGAATACCTAAGGAGGTTAGATAAATGAGCGAATTTGCAAGAGAGTTAGCTCCAGCAGCATCACAAACTGGAGGGGATTGTCTTTATAATGTTGTAAAAGTAGTTTTAGAGGAAATAGATCCAGCAACAGGAAATGTAAAAGCAGGTTCACCTATCAAAGTAGACATTGATTGTGACAGTGAAATAGCTTTAGAACCTATAATTTTAGAAGGTGAAACAAAAACATTAAGAGATTCTAAAAGAATATTAGCAAGGGCTAAAGAAGATGATCTGTTAGAAGGGATGAAATTAACATTAACTACAGTTAAGTTTTCACCAACTGCCTTATCGTTGATCCAAGGTGGCAAAGTAAGAAATGGCAGCTCTGGACATACAGAAAAAATAGTTGGATATGATGCTCCGATGATGGCTGAAGGTGCCTCAAAAACACCTTTTAAAATGACAGCTTACTGTGAAAATAGAGCTGGAGACGATATTGTAAACTATGTTGCATTCACATTTTGGAAGTGTTCTGGTAAGCCTATAGGATTAGAATTAAAGAAAGAGTTCTTTGCTCCTAAAATGGAAGTTACTGCGACAGAGAATACAAAGATCAATAAGCCTTCATACAGCTTTGATTATGTAGATAAATTACCTGGACAAGACTAAAAAGGAGGAATAGTATAGTATGCAGAATGGATGTTTTAAATATAATTTACCTGGTTGGGGAGAAAGTGATGTATTTGAGTGTGTTTTAAAAACACCATCTATATTAGATTTAGCTTCAAAAGGTAAGATACCTAATCCTTTAATAGCAGATGTTGTTGCTTTATTTAAAGGAGAGTTTAAAGAAGATATGACTACTATTGAAGGGTTAAAAAATGTTAATGAGCTAGCAGAATTTTTCTGTGATGTATGTTTGGTTGAACCTAGCTATTCTGAGTTAAAAGAAGCTGGTGGTTTAACTGATAATCAGAAAATTCATATTTATATGTTTGCAACTAGGGGGGTAAAAGCTCTTACACCCTTTCTTAAAGAGTAGTGAATTTCCGCTATTCTTAAACTTAGTACAAACATATGACTTAAGACCATCTGAGGTTATGGGGATTGAAGATACTTATGTAGCTTACTGTTTTGACCAAGCTTTATTGGAATATGTATTTAGAATAAGAAAAGGTGAAAAACCACTTAATGATAAACCTAAAAAGAAAAAAATACGCAATTCAATGGAAGAAAATACAGGCATGAGACTCCTAATGAATTTACAAAAAAATTGAATATTTTAGAATAATATGGTATACAATATATTATAATGAAATATTTAGGGGGACAAGTATGAAAAGAACAGCTGAGTTTACATTAGGACTTATAGGAGGAATTTTAGGAGTTCTTATCTCCTTCCCTACATTTATATTTATGGGATTCTTGCCTGCTATAGATTCATTTTCTACTATAGCTTGGGTAACTAATGCTATTGCTACTATTTTAGCTATTATAGCTATAGTATTTGCATGTTTAGTTAATAAGAAAACTAAGCTTTCAGGGATAATGATGATAATAACAGGAGTAGGGTTATTCCTTTGTAACTTCTTTAATATAATTCCAACAATATTATTGCTTATTGCAGGAATAATGAGTTTAGTTAGAAAAATTGAAAAAATAGAAGCTTAATTAAAAGACACTTTTTAAGTGTCTTTTTTTATGCCTTCTTTTATAAGGAGGTGGATATTATAAGTGGAAGTGTAGGGAGTATTTATGCTGGGCTAGATTTAAGGCTAGATAATTTAAACGCTAGCATCAATTCTGCTATTAACAGTTTTAATAAGCTTAGGCAAACAACTGAGAATAACAGTTCTAAGATGAATAATAGTGTTAGTACTTCTGTTAATAATATAAGCAAAGCTTATAAGCTTTGGGAGTTAGAAAATAAGAATACAAGTAGTAGTACAGAAATTCTTGGAAAGAAAACTGATGCATTATCTAAGCAAATAGGGTTATTAGATGGAGCTATTGTTAAAGCTCAATCTGGACTGGAAGAGATAGAAGCTAAATATGGATCTAACTCAAAAGAAGCTGAAGAATATAGAAGTAATTTATTAGACTTGAAACTTAGTCATGCCCAATTAACAAATGAGTTAAAGGAAACTACTAGAGGTGCTAGTACTTTAGCAGAAAAATTTGATTTATTAGAAAAAGAATGCGCTGAAATAGATAATAGGTTTAGAGTTTTTGACAAGATAGGAAGCGGGTTAACTTCATTTGGGAATAAAATGACCATGGGAGTAACTTTACCTATAGTTGGTGCTGGAACCGCTGCAATAAAAATGGGTATGGATATGGAAGCAGGTGCGACTAAAATAATTTGGTCGGTTACTAAGAAATTAGTAGCATAAAACAGAGCGTGAATTCGATGAAAGCTAAGTTGAATTTATAGAACTTTTAAGAATATCATATCTGGAGTTTGATGTTATAAATTAAATATGCTAACATCGAGCCAAGCCTACAAGGAAACTTTAGGAAGGTGTAGAGACTAGGAAGAGTAGCCTAAACTTTTTGCATGGTGAAATTCCCACGAGCGCGTTCTACCTTAACAGGAGAGCTGAAGGTAAAGATATAGTCCCACACTCTTATGAAAATAAGAGAAATATAGGATAAAGAGCCTATATATTAAGAGATGAAAGTAAGCACTGTTGCTGATATGACCAAAATATCCATGGAAGACATAACTTCAGGTATTAAAAATCTGAGTAATGAAACTGGAGTTAGCACAAATGAGTTAAATGAGGCTCTTTATAATGCTATCTCAGCTTCTGTTGATACTGCGGATGCTATGGAGTTTGTTGGTGATGCTACCAAGTTAGCTAAGGCTGGATTCGCAGATATTTCATCAACCATAGATGTTTTGACGACAATAATGAACTCTTATGGATATGAAGCTAGTGAAGTCGCAAGAATTTCCGATGTTTTGATACAATCTCAAAATTTGGGTGAAAGCTTGCCCACGCCACTAGGGATAGTGGTGTAAACATTCCGTAAATTCGGTGAACCCTAAGTATATTTCGAGTTTATAACACCTTAATTATGGGTATAATATAACTAAGGTGGTGATTCTATTGAAAATAGATTTAACTGGACAAAAGTTTGGGAAATTAACAGTTATAGAAGAAGATTTCGATAATAAAACTAAAAAAAGACGTTGGATTTGTATATGTGAGTGTGGTGCTAAAAAGAGTGTTGACCAATATCACCTTAGGAGTGGAGCTACAGTATCATGTGGTTGTTATCAAAAACAAAAAGCAAAAGCTCACAACATTGTCCATGGTCAAACCAAAACTCCCTTGCACAATGTTTGGAAAGCAATCAAACAAAGATGTAATAATCCAAACAGCAGAAACTACAAAAATTATGGTGGGAGAGGCATAAAACTATGTGATGAATGGCTAGTTTTTGAAAATTTCTATAATTGGTGTGTCAATAATGGTTATGATAGAAGTTTGCAAATTGACAGAATAGATAATGATAAGGGTTATGAGCCTAACAATGTAAGGTTTGTAGATAGAACTGTCAATTGCAGAAATAGAAGAATAACTGCTACTATTAGTGTAAAAGGTAAAAAAATCTCTTTAGCTACACTTGAAGAAATTTTCGAAAAAAATAATATAGAAATTCCTTCTTTAAGATATAAAAAACCTGTCAGTTTAAGAAAACTTTACAATTATGCTAAAACTACTTTTGGAGAAGTAACTTTAGAAAAAATATTAAGTTATGAAATGTATATGGGAATACCGAGCCAAGTCTTTGAAGAAATTCAAGAAAGGTGTAACGACTAGATAAAGTAAGCTAAGTAATAGGCACTCAAATGAGTGTCTTTTTTATATGCAGAAATATCCACGAAAACGGAACTCCTAGATCAGGAGAAGATATAGTCTGAACTTATAGGAAACTATAAGAAGTATAGAATAAAGAGTCTATACGGTAACAAAATTGAAGCTCACCGTGAGTCAGCTTTCAACAGCTATGGGACGCGTGATTCCTACAGCTAAGGCGGCTGGAGTAGGAATAGAACAAGTGTCGGCTGCTTATGTAGAAATGACTAAAAATGGGGTTTCTGTTGAAGAATCTACTACATACGTAAACTCTATGTTAAATGAACTTAATAAGAGTGGAACTAAGGTAGATAAGACATTAAGGCAAATTAGTGGTAAGAGTTTTAAAGAACTTATGGAAAGTGGTGCGAGTGTTGGTGATGCTCTTGCTATCTTAGATAAACATGCTAAATCTAACGGTAAGACTTTAGGAGATTTATTTGGTTCTTCTGAAGCTGCTAAAGCCGGTTTTATATTAGCTGAAGAAAGTGGAGAAAAATTTAATGAAACTCTTAAGAAATTAGGAAGTAGTGCAGGATCTACTGAAGAGGCTTTCGATAAAGTTAGTAATACTACTCAAGCTAAGTTCATGAAAACATTAAACGAAAGTAAAAATTCATTAATGGAGTTTGGAACTAAGCTATTGCCAATTGTAGATAAAGCTTTAGATACATTTGGAGGGCTGTTAGATAAGTTTAATGAATTAAGCCCTTCTACTCAAGATTGGATTCTTAAAATGAGTATGGGTGCTGCTGTTGTTGGCCCTGTTGCAAGTGGAGTAGGTAATTTAGTATCTGGAGCTGGTGCTTTAATAAAAGCTGGGCCTAAACTAGCTAGTTTCTTCGGAATATTTAGTGGTGGAGCTACTGTTGCTGCGGGGGCTGCAACTACTGCTGGAAGTGCTGCTGCTGTTGCAGGTGGTGCTACAGGATTTGGCGCTTTAGCTGGTGGTATTGGTGGAGCTTTAGCTACTGTTGCTCCTTGGGTTGCTGGTGCTGCTGTTGTTGGTGGTGCTGCTTATGGAATATATAAAACTTTAGATCAGGATGTTGTTCCAGCAGTTGACATGTTCAAAGATAGTTGGGTAACTGTAACTGATACTGTAAATGGTACTGGTGAGGTAGTTTCTATGGAAACTATGAAAATAAGTGAAGGTACTAAAGAAGCAGTACAAGGTTATTTAAACTTTAGAGATGAAAGCTTAACTGCTCTTAGAGAATGGGGCACTGGTATAGTTGAGATAACAGATGAAAGTCTATTAGGTTGGATTACTAAAAACAATGAGTATACTGAAAGTCTAGTAGCAACTAATAACCAAAAAAGAGAAGAGGAACTTATTAAAGTAAGTGAGTTTTATCTTGGACTAGAAGGGTTAGATCAAGCTAGTAAAGAGGCTCTTATAAGACAAAATGATGCTTATTACACTGAGTTGAATACAAAAGTAGAAGAAGCTACAAATGCTCAGAATGAAATAATAACTAGAGTTAAAAATGGAGAAATAGAACTTAATGCTCAAACTATGAGTGAGATACTAAATCTTGAAAATTCTAAGGCTGATAATGTAATAAGAATACTTTCAGAAGAAGAAAAGGAAGTTGCTATTTTACAACAGAGAATGAAGGAAAATAGCATAAGAGAAACCACTGAACAAGCATCTGAAATAATTAAAAAGTCTATAGAAACTAAAGAAGGAAAGATAAAAGCAGCTCAAGAGGAGTTTGAAGGTGTTATAAAATTCTTAGAAGAGCAAAAGAGCAAAGGGATTGTAATAAGTGATGAACAGTACAATGAAATTATAGATACTGCAAGACAAAGAAGAGATGAGGCTATTTCTACAGCAGAAGAAGAGAAAAATGGTGTAGTTCAGAAACTAGAAGAAATGGGAATAGACTTACAAAATACAGTAGATACCGATACTGGTGAAATACTTAGTAAGTGGGATGTATTCTGGAGAGATGTAAAAGGAATATTTACTACTGGTGGAAATGATGCTAACACTGAGGCTAGTAGAGCTGGTGATAAGGTTAATCAAACTATGAGTACATCTATGTCTAGTATGGAAAGAACAGTTGGAACAAGTGTTGATAATGCTTCTAGAAAGCTAGGAGGATTAGCTAATGATATACACAATATTCCTAACTCTAAAACTGTAAATATAACTGTTAATGAAACTTTTAAACAGTATGGAAGACCTACAGCTGGTGGAAATCAAATGGGACGATATAATACTGGTACTAGAAGTTTCGAAGGTGGAAGAGCTATAGTGCATGATTCTATGACTATGGGAACAGGAGAAATAATGGACCTTCCTGGTGGTACTAGAATTTACCCTCATGATGTATCTATTCAAATGGCTAGAGAAGCAGCTAAAGAAGTTGCTAAAGAGTTTGCTAAACAGAATAAACAAACTTCAAGCGGTGGTAATTTAACTCTAAGTATTAAAGAGTTTATAAACAATAGAGAGCAAGACATTGAAGATTTAGCTGATGAATTAGCTTTCTATTTAAAAGAAAGAGGATTAGGAGGTGCATGATGCAATACTTTGTAAAAGAAAAAGATCTTATAACTTTTGAATATGGAGGCGTATCAAGCGCCTTCTATCATTTATATGTAGTAAAACAAAATGGGTTGTATGATAGTTTTCAAAGAGATTTAGAATTTATAGAAGTCAAAGGTCGTGACGGTGATCTTGTTATAGATAATAAAAGAAGAAGGAGCAAAACTATTTCTTTAGAATGTTTTATAGATTTAGAGAAATCAGAATTACCTTTAGAAACTTTAGCTGAAAATATAGAAGAATGGTTACAAGGAGAAGTAGCTTACAAGAACCTTTCTTTCAGCAATAATGTGAAAATATTTAAAGCTATATGTGTTAATAACTTAAGCATAAATGAAGTTATTAAAAATGTAGTTGATGTACAAATAAGATTTAAGATTCAACCAAGTTAGGAGGTGGGGTAGTGATAAAGTTATATGATAAAACTGGTGAAGTTCTTATAGGTGAGTTGGAGGATTGTATTTCTTGTAATGTAACTGAGGTTAGAAATGGAATCTTTGATGCTAGATTAGTTTATCCAGCTATGAGATTAATTTCTAATAACTTAATAAAAGAAAATATTATAGTTTGCAAGGCTAGTGATATTCTTTTAAATCAAAAGTTTAGGATTTTTAATGTTAAGAAAAAACATTCAAACACTATTGAAGTTATAGCTAGACATATATCCTTTGATTTGCTTTATGACTTTATAGAAAATATAAATATAGTTAACCAAAGCTGTGAGTATGCTCTTAATACTATATTTAGAAATTCACAGTTTTCTAGACACTACAAAGGGCACTCAGACATCATTAATGCTCAAGACTATAATATGTCTATGGCGAACTGTTTGAACGCTATAGCGGGCAAAGAAGGCTCAATTATAGATACCTATGGCGCTGGTGCAGAGATATTGAGAGATAATGAAAATATTCACGTTCTAAATAGGCGTGGACATGATAATAGTGTAACAATAGAATATGGTAAAAACCTAGAAGGTTTTGAGTGTACTGAGGATACCACAGATTTAATAACTAGGATATATCCATTTGCGAAAAAATCTACTCCAGATGGTGAGACTACTATTACTCTTAATGAGAAATTTGTTGATAGCCCAAGGATTAATCTTTACTCACACCCTTATATTAGAGAGGTTGATTTAACTTCTAAATTTAAAGATGAAGATGAAATAAACCAAGCTAAATTAAAGTTAGAAGCGGAAAAATACTTTTTAGAAACCAAATGTGATATTCCTAAATTAACATTTAATTTAAAACCTGTTCCGCTTTCAAAATGCGTTGGATTTGAAAATTTAGGTGAAAAACTTTCCTTATGTGACATAGCTACTATAAAGCATAAAATATATGGAATAACTACTCAAGCTAAGGTTATTAAAACTGTATTTAATGTTCTTACAGATAGATATGAAAATATACAACTTGGTGATCCTAAGGCATCTTTAGGAGATTTGATTGGCGGGAATAGTGGTAATGCTCCACAAGTAGGTCCACCTGGTCCACCTGGTCCTCCTGGACAAGATGGTAATATAGGAGATTTCCCTGATAGCTTACCAGCTATCCCACAACTAACTGCTAACGTATTAGGGTTTGCTAGTGTAGATTTATCCTGGACTTATGAAAATAAAGTCTATTATAACTACCAAGTTTTTGCTTCTAAAACAGAAAACTTCGAGCCTAATATGTTTGATTTAATTTTTGAAGGTCAAGCAAGTTCATTCTTACATCAAGTTAAACCTGATGAGACTTGGTATTACAGAGCAAGAGCTGTTAATACTCACGGTAAAGCAACTGAATTATCTACTCAAGTGAAAGTTACTACTAAAAAAGTAGATGACTTTGAAAATTACTTCTCTAGTGTAGCTATTCAAAATTTAGTCGCTGGTATATTTACAGTTGATTATATGACAGCAGGTATTGTAAAAGGCAATTGGATAGATGCTAAGAATCTTTCTGTTACAGATGGGAATGGTAAAAGGACTTTGGATATCGATAGCGCCGGGAATGTTAACTTAGATGTAAATAGTTTAAATATAAGAGGTAGTAAAGTAATTTCTGAAAAAGATACATCTTCTAAAATAAATGATGAAATAGAAAAATATAAAAAAGAAGTTGATTTAAATTTTACTGATGTTAGTGAAGCTCAAAAAGAATTAGAAAATACTATGAATGGAGCTTTTAAAGATGGTATTTTAACAGAAGCAGAAAAGAAAGACTTAGAAAAACAATTGAATATACTAGAAATAGAGAAAAATAATGCTTTGAAAGAAGTGGAGGCATTAATGAAAATAGAAGAATTGAAAGATACAAATCAATTATTGCTCTTGAATGCAGCTAAACAAAATTTTGTAGATAAACATTATTCTTTAATAAATGCAATTAGAGAAGTTATAGGATTAAATCCAGAAGAAAAGCCTCAAATTCCAAACATATCTATATTTAAAGATATTGTGTTGCATTTTCCTCATTTTAGTGATAAATATAGGCCTGCATATCCAGACATTTCATTGATAGAAAATCATAATGGTGATGTGTATCTATTCGATGGTGGTGAAAAAATAAGTCAATATGATGTAGAAAAGTATCTTCATAGTAAAAATATTTTTAAGGTTGATAAAATATTCATAACACACTCGCATTCAGATCATATATCAGGTATTCCATATTTAATAGATAAGTTTGGTTGCAAAGAGCTTTATTGTAAAACTCCTGATTGGAACTCTATGCCTCCAATTGAAATTAATGAGTGGAAAACAAAAGAACTTCATGAAGAAATGATTGCAAAAGCTCAAAGTGTGGGGGCTAAGATAATTGAGTTAAATTCAGATATAAAAATTCAATTAACAGATAAAAGTGATATTTGGGTTTATAACACTCAGAATGATAATTATAGCAATTATAATAATATTAGCTTAGGTTTCTTATTTAGATATTATTATAATAATCAAGATGCTGTAAGATATTTTATTCAGAGTGACATGTCATATTCATCAGAAGATTTTGTAGGTGGCCAAAATGTAGGTAAAGTAGATATTCTTAAAATGGGACATCATGGTAATACTAGTTCAAACGGTGAAACGTGGTTAGGCTATTTAAGACCTGATTATTCAGTTGCAACAATAGGTTACCCACCCGGAAACCAAGTAAGATTAAATACTATGAGAGCAAAGTTTGTAAAATCTAAGGTATTCTTACCAAACGACAACCAGGATCACATGAGTATTGTAATAAACAAAGATAATGGTTCTATTTTTACAAGTGCTATAGAACATATCATTTCTAATTCATGGTATCAAAGAGATAATGGAGATTGGTTTTACTTTAAGGCTGATGGCTCTTTTGCTACAAATGAAAGTCTAATAATAAATGAACGCAAATATTATTTTGATACAGATAGTAAGTGTATAAATCCGGAGGGAGAAAATATTGAATAAAAACATTGATAAAGCGCTTTGGGATAGTTATTCTGAAGCGCTTTCAAATCTAAATAAAGAAATCAAAGAATCGTTAAATTCTATTTCTACAACTAAATCAAATATAACTCTTGAGGAGTTAGCATCTAAAATGAATATACTTGCAGGTAAAATAAAATTAGAAGTATCTAAAAAAGTTGGTGTTAATGAAATAATCTCGTATATAAACATGAGTCCTGAAAGTATAAAAATAAAATCTAATAAGATTTATCTTGTTGGCTATGTAACAGTTGGTGATTTAGAAGGTGATGAAGCTACAACTATAAATAATGCTCATGTAACTTCTGGAATCATTGAAGGTAAAACCATGATTGCTCTTAATGGTTCTGGTAAAGGTGATGGAGTTTTAACTGTAAATAATGCTGATTCTTACTTGGAATACTTTAGATGCAGAGAAGCGTGGATGTTAAGCCCTCATGCTGATGGTTGGAGAGTACCTTTGATTCATAGTCGCTATGGTGTTAAAGATTCTGAGACGATGGACACTATGATAGATGAATTGAGCATTTATGAATCTACACAAAATTGGCTTAGAATTGATAATACAATGACAAGTAGGGTTGAATGGATTCAGTTAGATCAGTCTTACATGGAAAAAATGAATACACCTTATATTATAAAAGATATCCCTTTAAGTGCTAACGAAAAGTTAGAAAAAGTTAAATTTTTAAATCCAAATATTAGAAGTTTCAATTTAAAAAATAACGGTAATATTTTAGATATAGATAGCTTAGATTCTAGTTGGGTTGAGAATATAGCAGATACATCGAAAAAAAAACTTAATTATGAAGCTATAATAACAGATTTAATTAAAATAGTTCAAAATCAAAACCATCAGATTAAAACTCTTATGCAAGGAGGAATGTGAATTGGCAAAAAAAAATTTAAAAGTTAAAGTTGATACAATCAATGGGTTATATAAACCAGAAGGAACTATTAAACAATTGGATAGTGTCTTTTTTAATATAGAAGTCACTGAAGAGGGTGAAAAAAAAGATTTAACAGGACAAACAATTAAATTGTTCGCTAGAAAATCTGACGGTAAAATGGTTGAACAGTCTTCAGGTATTTCAATAACAAATGCAGAACAAGGTGAATTAACAATAGATCTATTAAATGCAGCTGTTCAAGCTCCGGGTTATGTTTATTTTGAATTAGAAATATCTGATAGTAATGGGATTATATCTACTGCTGATTTTGTATATAGAGTAATACCTAAAGTTGGTTCTGATGAAGCTATAGAATCGACTAATGAAGTATCTACACTTAAAGAGATTGAAGTGTATGTAGCTCGGGCTAAAATTGAACTGCAAAATTTTAAAGAACTTCAAACAAATATGTTGAAAACAAATAAAACTATTAACGACCAGGAAGAGTTAAGAGTAGAAGCAGAGAGTTTAAGAGTAGAAAATGAAAAAGAAAGACAAAAAAGTTTAGGAAGTGAAGATCTTAATACTAATTCAAAAAAAATCAAGGATGCTATAAACGAGTTAGAATTTTCAAAAGCTGAGAATATAAAAGTTAAAGCGATTTTAGAATTAGAACGTATAAACGGGAAGAATTATGGTGTTGATGGGGATTTTTATGAAAATGAATACGTTTCTTATGGGACGTATTTAGTTGTAAATGAATTAAAAGAAATTGAGTTTACTGGTTTTTCACAGGGGAGTTCTAATTTTCCTTGTCTTATATTTTTAGATCAAAATGAAATTGTTATTGATTCTTACTACGGGAAAGCTGGAGGTGTTAGAAATAAAACTTTAAATGTTCCGAAAAAAGCAAAAAAAATTGTAATTAATGGGAATTACACAAGACAAACCGAAAATCAAAATTTATTTTACCCCTCACTTGCTAAAATTGAATATTTGGAGTTAGAAACAGAATTGAAAAAATATGTTGATGAAAAAATATCAGGAGAAAATAAAGTAGGACAACTTAAAGGCAAAAAAATTTCTTGGAATGGTGATAGCATAATGTTTGGACAAGGATGTCCTGGTGGATTCGCCAAAATGATAGCTGATAAATTCGAAATGGACAGTATTAATTATGCTGTTTCAGGAGGAACAATTGCTTACACCACTAATCCAGAGGTGCATTCAGTGGCAAAAACAGTTTTAGAAATGCGACAAGACAGCGATTATATAATATGTGAAGGTGGTTACAATGATTATATTTATAAAGAACCTTTGGGTAAAGTAACTATAGGAGTTAATAGTGAAATCAATAATAGAACAATAACAGGCGGAATGGAGCAGATGTGTAGAAATTTGTTAGAAAGATTCCCTGGTAAAAAAATCGGATTTATTTTTACGCATAAAATAAAAAATTCTGATTATACGCCAATTGAAGATTGGAATTCCAACGGTGAAACTAGAACATTTAAACAAGTACATGATTCTCTTGTAGAGGTATTAAGAAAATATTCTATACCATTTTTAGACCTATATAACGAAAGTTGTTTTAATACCGAATTTGAAAGTTTTCTAAAATATACTGATATAAATGACGGTATTCATCCTAATAAAAAAGGTTATGAACTTTTTTATGTTGATAAAATAATTAATTTTTTAGAATCTTTATAGAAATTTATAAACAATAAGCAATAAGTTAAGGCTAGAGATAGCCTGCTTTGTTGCAAAAAAATGAAAAAAAGAGGTGTATAAATGGATTTAATTAAAGTATTACAAGAAAATATTACATTAGAGGTTCTTTATTATATATTTGCATTTTTTGTAGCTATGGATATATTAACAGGTGTTGTTAAAGCGTGGAAAAATGGAAGAATGAAAAGTAGAACATTAAGAGATGGATTGTTTGGATCAATAGCTGAGATAATACTATTATTTATTTGCATGTTAGTTAATTATTTAATTCCTATAGCTGGACCAGTTATTTTTATATTATTTGTTTGGATGAATGTTAAAGAGCTTACTTCTATATGTGAAAATTTATTAGAAATAGGGTGTAATTTACCTGGTTGGTTAGTTAAAGGGCTAAAAGTATATACAGATAAGTTAAATGGATTAGATCAAGTAATAGATGAATCAAAATAGTTTTAATAGGACCGTAAAGGTCCTTTTCTTATTTTAAAAATTATTTAAGGAGTGATTTCAATATGAAAATAAATAAAAGGTTAAGCACAACTAATGTTACTTTAAATGCTAATAATCCAAAGTATATAATTATACATGAGACAGATAATACATCAAAAGGTGCAGGTGCTGAAACTCACTGCAAAGCTCAAGCGAATGGGAATATAGGTAAAGCAAGCGTTCATTATTACGTTGATGATACAGGAGTATATCAAGCTGTAGAACACAAACATGCTACATGGAATTGTGGTGACGGTAATAATAGATATGGAATAAATAATAAAAATACTATATCTATAGAAATATGTGTTAACTCTGATTCTGATTATAATAAAGCTGTTGATAATGCTGTTGAGCTAGTTAGATATCTGAAGAATGGATATTATTCTAATTGTAAAGTAGTAAGACACTATGATGCTAGTAGAAAAAACTGTCCTAGAAGAATTTTAGCTAATGGATATTGGAATACTTTCTTAGAAAGAGTTAACTCAAAAGATAGCTCAAGTCAAACTCAAACACCAGCTAATACTTCTTATAAAGGATTCTATGAATCTAGTGAAACTAGAACAAATGCTACTTTAGTAGGAGAAGGTTCTATAAAGGTTCTTGATGAAGATTGTAATCCGATTCCAGGTAGATGTATTGATAGCTTAGATAATTTATTTGTTCTAGGAATATATCCTTCTAGGAAATTTATAGAAGTTATATATCCTGCAGGAGACAAAAAATATCATGCTTATATAGGAATAGAGTATTATAATAGAATATCATTTGATTACCACAAAGAATATATTAACGATGATGGAGTAACTTATGTTTGGTGGAATGCTAGTGATGTAAATGTTAAAGATCATAATGAAGAACTTCAGCCTAACCAAAAAGCTAGTCCTATGTATAGAACTGGGGAATGGTTACGTATAACTTTCTATAGAGAAAATGGTGTACCTAGTGATGGGTATGTAAGATATGAAGGATCACAAAATAAGAAGTTTTATGAAAATATTCAATATGGGATAGCCAAAGTTAATTCATACTTAAATGTTAGAGAAACTCCTAACGGAGAGGTTATAGGATCTGTATATAAAGATGAAAAGGTTCAAGTTTTAAAAGAAGAGAATGGCTGGTACTACATTGAGTACTCTACAAGTAAAGGTAAAAAGAGAGGATATGTAAGTTCTAAATATATTGAATTAGTTTAAAAAAGCAAGGTAGGTTAATTCCTACCTTGCCTTTTTTTATTTTCCACATAGTTAATATAAAACATTATTTAGGAAAGTATAGGTTTTACATTCCACACAGTTAATATATTAACTATATTATATTAGTTTAATTTAATAACTTCAACTTTTATTATATTTATTTCAGTATTTAAGATAATTTCTTCATCTTCTTCATCTAATATGCCGTCAAAATCAGAAGTAAATTTTATTTTTATTTCATGATCTTCATCAATAGTATAGAAAAAGAAATTATCAACTATACTTTCATCACCTTCTCCGCATATTTCATTTTTAAGAAAATTAATAAGCTCTTTTACTGTTAATGTTTTATTTAAAAGATTTTTCAAAATTTCATATTTCATTTAAAGTCACAACTTCTAATTAGTTTCAATATTTAAGAAATCATCTACTTTTTTTGATCTATATTCTTCTATAAAAATTTTAGCTGAGCTTTCATTTTTTACTTCTTCAAGTAAAACTTTTAATTTATTTATTCTTTTATCAAATATTCTTACTCTCTTTCTACCTTTTGATACTCTTTCACTTTGAATTTCTTCAAGTTTTTCCAATGCTCTATCTATACTTTTTATTGTATTTTCTCTGATGTCAGTTGCCCATTTCACTTGTTTTTCTGAACCTTGTAATTCAACCATCTCATTTTCTCCTTCCCCATTAAGAAGATAACTCATGCAGATACCAAGTTGGAACTTATAATTAACTTCTGGAAATTCATTTTTAATCTTCTTAGTTAATCTATGTGCTTCTTTCATTAATAAACTCATATCTTTCATGTTTGTTACCTCCTTAAATTTATTATTTATCTTAACCACATCTTTATTATATCGTACGTTTAAACGTACGTCAATAGTTTTTAAGAGTTTTCTTCAACTTTTTTTATAATTATTTGATCATCTACTAATTCTAAAGTAACCTTATTGTTTTCTTCTGTTATTCCAAGATGTTTAAGCCATCTTGCTGGCAATATAACCCTTCCACTTGCAGCTCCATTACCACCTTTATTAAAATTAATCTTTTTTTCTTCTTTAAACATATTTACACTCCTATTTTTCAAATTTCAAAAAGGAGCTTTATTCAAGCTCCTTATTTTATTAAATTTCTTCTAACTCTTTTAAAAATTCTTCATGATATCCATCTAACTCTTCTTGCCTTTTTTCTGATTCATCTAAGAAATTTTCAATTTCCTTATTACTAAAAAATGAATTTACTTGATATGGGAATCCATGTCCATCATATCTAAATACACTAACAACACCGTTTTTTTCTTCTGAACTATATCTTGTAAATTCAGTGTCTTGTGAATCACACCATTTTACTAATCTTTCTAAAGTTTTTTCATTAAATTTACTCATATTAATCAAACTCCTTTTATTTATTATTTGTAGCTATCTCCTAACCACATCTTTATTATATCGTACGTTTAATCGTACGTCAATGTTTTTTTAAGAAGTTTTTTTAATTTTTTTATAAATAAAAATAGCCACAATAATTTATCTTTTAATATAAAATATCAATTAAAAAAGACTAAGCTTTATGCCTAGTCTTAAAAATCCAAGATAAAAATCAATTTGTAATAACCTGTTGTTCTAAATTTAATACTAATCTGATTAAAGATTTTTTAATAGAAAAAATAAGTTTTCCTTTGGTAAAATCATACCAATCTTTTTCAATATTTTTATAGATCAAGTCATTTTCTTTAAGGATAATATCATTATTATAATTATAATATTTATAATAATACTCTGGATAATTCCTTTTATAAAAACTTAACGCTGAATCATCTTCACATTCTAGTTTATATAAATGTGGTGGAAGAAAACATTCTATTTCTTTTCTTAAGAACAATCTAGTAGTTTCACTCATTTCTTCTATTTTAACTTCAGTATTATTTCTAAATTTTTTATTTCCTATATCAGCATTTATTTTAGAGACAATAAATTCTTCACCTTTACTTACTTGATAAGGAATATAATCACTCTTTAAACTTTCATAAACATCAAACATACCATTTTTATCTATTGTAATTAAATAAGTATACCCAGGTTTTTCAGGGTGTAAAACTGAATCAAAATAAACATCTTTTAAATCTATTTCAACAAATTTCTTTATACCGTCAATATCATTTAAAGTGTCTTTTAAAACTTTAACTATATTAAACATTAAGCACCTCCAAATATTTTTGATAACATTTCTTCCCATTCTTTGTTTGAAGTTTCTATAAACTCTTTTAGCTCTTCTATAGAAAATTTAAACTCTGTTGCATCACCCCAAAAAGTAATTTTACCTTCAACTTTATCAATACCTTCTTCTAGCATATATCTGTATAAATCTTCAAGAGAACAAAATGAGCCTATTTCAGTGTCAACTCCACTTCCTAAATTACCTGATTTTCTCCAATCCATAATAATACCTCCAAATTAACCAATACCATTTAATATATTATCAACTTCATTCAAAGTCTCAGCATCAGGCATATTAATATCATTCCCTTCTGCTTCTTCTTTATTGCTTTCTTCTCCGATTTCTTCTTCTTGGATTTTGATTTTTCTTGTATCTGCATTTATTAAATAAGTTACATAAGCGCTAAAGTCAAACCCTAGCTCACCAGCCCTTTTAAGACCTTTTTGTATCACAGCTTCTTCTAAACTTAAATTTCTCTTAATTTTTGCCAAACTTACTCACCCCTAATGTGTAGAAAGCTTTAGCATTTGTATATATTGTATCTTTATCTAGTTTCTGTCCTAGATTGTTAGCTAATCTTAAAGAGCCACCACCTATGAATATACGTTTACTTACATTAAACTCTTTTATAGACTCTAGTCTATTTAATATAAGTCCAGTATGTTGTTTTAAAATTTTATCTATTAAAGTATCTATTTCTACAGGTTCACCCTTTATATATATAACCTGAGAATCAAGAAGATCATCTGCTCTAAGAACATCATAAGCAATACCATGTTCATTTTTAATTTCAGTAACTAAAGCTTTACCTAAAATGTTCATTCCAAGCTCAAAAGTTTCTAATTTTTTTAATTTTTTATTGTTAAAATAAGCTACATCAACTGTAAATCCACCTATATCTATAACACACACATCACCAATAAGTTCTTCCGGCTCTAGCAATAACACTCCTGCTGATTGCGGAAACACTATCACTTCTTTAATAGTGAAACTCTTAGGTTCTCCATTTAATACTATAGTTACACTTTTATCTTTTAATTCATTTATTAGATCATCTTTTTGTGAGTTATAATATGATGCTGGAAGTCCAGTTACTATCTTTACATCATTATCAATAAATTTATCCTTACCCATAGACATAGCTATAGCAGTAAATAAACATAGTTTAAAGTTAAGAGAATCAATCTTATTTACATTATTATCATATAAGCTGGTATCACTATTTTCTCCTATTGTATAATCTTTTCCTAAGTACTGTACATGAATTGAATTGCATACATCTAAAATACCTTCTTGGATAGTGCTCTTAAAGCTTGAACCACCATTTTTTGTCCAAACTTTAGTATGAGAATATCCTACATCTACACCTATTTTCATAAAAATCTCTCCTTGAATTGTGTTTAATAAATTATATGCCTATTATATACATATTGTGCGCATATTTTAAAGCTTTTTCTAAAAAAATATTTTTGTGCGCATAATAGGTTTATATTATAAACATATTGTGCTTATATTTATATTCCAAAATGAATAGTATAAGCATATCATGCGCACAATATGTTTATATAGAATTTAAAGCTAATCGTACCCATTTTGCGATTAAGTCTCTATTACCTTTGTATTTTTTATAATTTTTATATTCTTTTTCAGTGACTCTAATACTAATTATTCTACTTAGTTTTTCATTATCAGGAACTTTTGGTAGAGTCATGTTTACACCCCCTAAAATATGTTTACATACATTTTAACATATTTTGGAAGAAAAGAAAGTATAAAAAAGTCTTGTTAGAAATCAAATCCAACAAGACTTTATAACTAAAAAATTAAAATTATCCACAAATATAACTAACGGTTATGAGAAGATGTGGATAATTATAGACAAATTATTACCAAATGTGCTAAAATTAAATCAATAATTTTAAAGAAACGGAATATAAAGCAAAAACCCATTAAGTTCGAATGTTTTGGCCGACAGAGAACTTAACAGGTTCAACAACTTAGAGAAAGTATCTCTAACTACTTGCATATTTATATTATACGATAATTGTATAAAAAATATGCTTATTTGTCAAACTTTATTTGATAAATTTACTGGTACTTTCTTTAAGGAAACAAAATTTGTTTTTTATTCCTTAAATGGAGGTACTTTTTTATGGAAACAAATAGATCAGGTCAATTCAGAAAAAAGAAAGTCTACTTTACACAAGTAAGTAATGTAGCTTTAAGAGATCCTAAACTTAGTTTGAAAGCAAAAGGCCTATATGCTTTAATACAAAGTTATCTTACAATAGAAGATTTTACTTTATATAAGAATACATTGAAGAAGCATCTTAAAGAAGGAGAGAAGGCTTTTGAAAACTCCTGGAAGGAACTAAAAGATGCTGCATATCTAATTCAGTACAGAATGCAAGATCCAAAAACAAAACATTTTTACTATGAATATGAATTATTAGATGCTCCTGATGTAGAGTTAGCTAATAAAGTACATAGTTCTCAAAACAGAAAAAAGCATGAAGAAAAAATCCATACCCCTAAAAAGGTAGGTATGGATAAAAAAGATGAAAAAAATAAAAAAGCCATACCTACCAAAAGGGAGGGTATGGATAATAGACCTAATGGAAAAGTGGGGGTACATAATAATACTAATACTAATTATACTGACTTAAGTAATACTATAAGTAATAGTAGTAGTACGGAATCAATAGAGGACTTATATAAATTATTTGAAGAAACATTTGATAAGAAACCTTCTAGTTATATGAAAAATAAACTATTGAAATTTATAGATCAAACCAATTTAAAATTTGTTGTTGAAGTTTTACTTTATTGTTCAGAGCGTAATGCTAAAGTTCCATCTTACTTATTTAAAACTTTAGAAAATTTAATAAACAGAAATATAACTAGTATAGAGTTATTTGAAGAATCAATTGAAGGCCATTATAAAAAATTAGAAAGTAAAAAGAAATCAAAAAAATCAAAGACTAATAAAGCGATATCAAGACCGGTAAACTTTACTCAAAGACCATATACAAGTGAGGATTATTCTAAAATAGAACAAGAGTGGCAAGAAGCTTTATGGGGAGATTCAATTTCTTGGTAAAAAATTTTTTTGAAAAAGTGTAGCAATTTTTAAATTCTTACATAGTATGTACTATAAGCAATGCTAACAATGCAGAGAAAGATGAAATAAGTTTTATATGCTTACTAAAGCAATCTTTTTAAAGTAGATCTTTGAGATGCAATGTGTAGCAAAGTTTAAATATACTTATGGAGGAATTTTAAATGGCTACTCGACTTGTTATATCAGTAGAATTTTCAAAAGGTAAAACAGAAGAATTACAGCTCTATGCTAGACTAAAAGAATTTTCAGCACCAGGAGCTACTATTAAAGATATCCTAAAAGGAAATTTACCTTTATCAATATTAAATTCTCAGGAGGATGATTGTAATGAATAAAATGAATTTCAAAACTTTTTTAGAACTTTTACCAAATTCAGATGATTATTTTAAAACAACATTAGAAAAGATCAATAGCGAAAAGGAAATCAAAGGAAAAGTTAGCAGAGAAATTGAAAGCTTAGAGGATTACAATGAAACTTATATGAGAATAGCTAAAGAAGTTATTGAGAATAAGAAAAGAGAAAGAATGGCTGAAAGTTTAGAGTGCTTTGCAGATGCCTTAGGATTAGAAATTAGCAGTATATATTCTAGTGACTATAAGAAAGTAGACTTTAAAATCAAAGAATTTGATAACAATATAAGTTTAGATGAAATTGATAGTGATGAAATATATAAAGAGTTGGATAAAATCTTTACTAATATTTTTAACAAAGGTAAATTAACATTCCCAAACTTGTTAACCAATAGATTTTTTGATAACTACTTACTAAAACCTTTCAGTGATGTTCTATATCTTTATGAGTTTAGAAGAGAATCTGTTGAGAACTTAACCTTTGAAAATGTAATAACTCTTATTTTAAGAGAATATTTTAAAAGTTTTATATCAGAGGTTAGATTTTATTCAGTATAATATTTGAGTTGAGTTAATAATAGTTTTAAATAATAAGGTCAATTTTTAACTAATGAAAATTGACCTAGTTAACTCACTATGTATATTTTTGAAGGAATTATACATTGGAGGAATTAGTAATGTTGGAAATTAGTATTACAAGGAATTATCAAACATCGTATAGATATGAACATAAAAAAAGCAGTAAAAATACGTTTAATAGCATGTTTTTATTACCTACAATTTTAAATTTAGGGAATGATACTATAGAAAAGACAACAGAAGTAGTTGAACAGGTACAAGAAATTGATAAAGGTGTTTTAGAAACTATAGCTGAATTTTGTGCAACTACTACAAAATTTATTAAAGATACGATCTGGTGTTTTCAGAATCCAATTAACGTTCTTGTAATCATCTTGGAGTGGATGGCTCCTTTAATGTTTACATTCGCAACCATTGTACCAATAATAGGACTAACTTGTTTAGTCTGTAAAACTCCTAAGTTAGCATTTTGGAGTACTAAAGAGCTTATAGTTAGTCCTTTTATAATCTACATTATATATATAGTAACTACATTGGCTTTAAAATCAATTATTTAAAATAAAATTCTTACAATTTCATATCCAACACCAGTAGCTAAACCTACTAGTAAATCAACTAAACCAAATCCTAGCATTATAATCACCTCACTTGAATTTTAGTATGTATTTTAGTGTGTGTAGTTTAATTAGGATTTATGCATATTAGAAATAATTTGGAGGTTTAATATGGAAATCAGTGTTATTAAGAACCATGAGACTATTTATAAATATAGTTCAAGGGAAAAGAGAGATCTAAATGATTTTGCAGGAAAGGTACTTAAAGATAAAAGATTAAGAACATACGTATGTTTAACATTAGCTAGTACAGCTATAATAACTGGTTTTACTGTTAAAGAAGTTTTCTATCCAACATTAGCTACATGCAATGCTACGCTTGGTGGAGCAACTACAACAATTAGGAATGTAATGGATGAAGTTGTTAGCTTTGCTAAAGTTGTTTTGATAGGCATGGTTGTATTTAATACAATTTTGGGAGTAGGTCAAACAATCTGGAAGAGAGCTGGAGCTAACCTTTCCTACGAAGAGATATTCGGCATATTAATAAAAAACTTAGCTATACTTACATGTGGACTAGCAGTTGATAAGATTTGTTGGTGGCTATACTCAATGCTAAAGTAGGAGGTTGAATATAGCATGAAAAAGATTGTTCAATTTGTTAAAAGGGATTATATATACTTACAAGTTACTCCAATAATAGGGCTAAGAAACTATAATAATAAAGATTTAGCAGCTAATATAAATAGATCTATTTTAAGTTTGTCAAAGCTTGAGAAAGTATACAATGATGATACTGATAAATTTGACCATTTAAAAATAAATGGTTTTGCAAATATTAGCTATATATTAAGACTTTCTAAAAAAGATACTAGATTTATTTTTAAAGTTCCTGAGGAAATTTCTAAACAATTTACAAGTAAACTTCAAGAAACTTTTAAAGATTCTCTTATTACAGAAGTTGAGTTTAAAGAAAAGGACCTGAAGTTTAAAAAATATTTAGCTTACAAAAATGAAGATCCATTAAGCTTGCATGTAGATAGTAGACAGCAAGAGCTTATTAATAATCTCATTGAAAATATAGAGATGCTAGATGAAAGTGATTTTATAGAAGTTAAATTAGACTTTTTTAAAATTGGAAGGGTAGGAAAAATTCAATTTCAAGATTATATTAAATGTACGGAAAAGAAAATAAAAAATAGAGAAAGTGTTAGGATGTCGGATGGTATCGTTGCTGGAATTAGCGGAGCATTGCTAAATACAGGAAAAGAAATGGTTAATGCTCTATTAATGACTAAGAAAGATAGTGTTAATAAGTTTACGGAAATAGCTTATGCATTAACTAACCAGGAAGAATTTAAGCTCACTAAAGCTACTTTAGATAAGAAAAAAAGTGATATTGTTAGGGTGGCTATACAAGTGTCTAGTAGTAATAAAAAAGCTTTGGAAAGCGCTTTAAGCTCATTTACATTACTAGATGAAGATAACGCTTTAGTACCTAAAAAGAATTTTAGAGACAATATAATGAGTGTTCAAGAAGCAGGCCAATTAATTCAGTTGTGTGGCAACTCTGAGCTTATGGATAAATACAATATAGACTACCTAAAGCATAAAGAAATAAAAGTACCTGCTGAAATACTAAAAGGTAGCATACCTATTGGAACATGCTCTTATAGAAATAGCAAACAAAATATTTATCTTTCTGATGATGGATCTAATAAATTTTTGCCTACTGTTTATACTGGACCTACTAGAAGTGGTAAAACAACTCTTATACAAAACACTATATATAATGCTATAAAAAATGGAGATAGCGTAATTTTCTTTGACTTTATAGAGACTTGCAGAGCGAGTAATGAGATCTTAGAAGTAATCCCTAAAGAAAAGGTAACAATAATAAACTTAGCTAAAAAAGTTGAGGGCCTTGATTTTAATGAAATAAAGATGAGTGAAAATCTAGAACCTAAGCAAAAATATAAAATGTTAAAATTAAAAGCGAATGGAATACTTGCTTTGGTAGACTCCTGCAATTTAACAAACGATGAAGAACTTAAGAGTCAAATGAGAAAAATATTAATGAGTATTACTTTAATTGCTATGTCTCAAGATAAAACTTTCAAGGTAGCGATTGATGCTTTACAGGACCATATCTTAAGAAAGAAACTTATAAATGATATTCCAGAAGATTTAAAACCTTATTTAAATGACAGTGTCTATAATATAAAAGCTTTAGATGAGAAAAGTAAAAGTAATGGAGCTATAACTGGCACTAAAACACACCTAGTTAATTCTATACTAAACAGACTTTATTCTTTACAAATGAATGAATCACTTGAAGAAATGCTTAATACAGATAGCAAAAATAATGTGAATTTAATAGATGAGATGCAAAAGGGTAAGTTTATAGTAATCCAAATACCAGATTCTATTGCTAGTACAAATCCAGAAAAAGATATTATATGCAGCTATTATTTTAATAAAGTTTGGTTTTCTCTACAACAAAGAGCGGAGATAATGGATGATTCTAAAAAGAAAAGATTACTATTAATAGTTGATGAGATCTATCAGCTTGAAAATACTGAAATTCTATTTAAGCAAAGAATAAATCAGATTGCTAAATATTATTGTAAGTTTATAGTTAGTTGCCATGGTATAAGTCAAATAAGTAATCTAAAGAAAGAATTATTAACAGCTGATGCTAGTTATGTACTAATTTCTGGTACAGATGAAAGTTGTCTTAAAGACTTAGGGACAAGATTTAAAGATTATACAGCACAAGATTTAGACAATCTTAAGCAATAC